GAGGTTGGCGATCCGCCAGGTGAAGGTGGTGCTAGGGGTAGCGCTGGGCATGGTGATGCGAGCCGTGGGTCAAGTTTAGGTGAGATAGCAAGTCAAGGCACTGCCGGATTTCTTCCTTACGCTGTTCGATACGCTCCCGGCGCTCAGGACTGAAGTCCTTGGTGAGGTCTGAAAAGGGGCGCGTCATGTGTGATTTCAGCAAAGATCTTGGCGCGAATCTCACTGCAGATCTCCTCTTGACGGCTTTCGGATAAACCGCAGGCGATCTCAGGGTCGTAAGGCGAGAAGTTGTGAAGGGCTAACCAGATGACCCTGATTTCATCCCTAGTAAGATCCATAGGTTTTAGTGAGTAGGACTACAAGGTCTCAGCGAACCAGCCATTCCTCAACGGAATCACTGATGTCGCGCATTTTGATCCAGCGGCTGCCGGTGGGTTGACCCTTGCGGATGCGGAGCTTGCCCATCAGACCAACGCAATCCCACTCGGGGCGCTGTTCGCGGTTGATGTACTCCTGATCGGGGTCGTAAGCGGGGTTTAGCTTGCGGCGCTGTTGGATGACGGTTTCGCCTTCATCGTTGATCACTTCGTAATCCTCAAGGATGTAAGTGCCGAATTCATCGCGCAGATACTTGCCAACCCATTTATTCCAAGCAGCGTCACCGACCACACTCGGATTGCCAGAGATCACACCGATTGGATCTTCATCGTCAAAAGCAGGGCGAATTTGATTGCCATCCAAAACAACGCTGATACCACGGCGGTCTTCCTCATCAAGGTTGCCGTCGCTCCATTCAAAGTATTCGGCGTAGTCGGCGCCGCCGCCGGCCCAAGTGCCATCTGCAAAGGCGTTGCCATCGCCACGCAAGGTAAATTCTCGATCCTGTGATCCGCCAACAGCAGAATCACAAATAAAGAAATTGCATGCAGAAGTTGCACTTCTGGTTTGATCAATTCTAAATCCATCTCCTGCATAACTAGCGTTAAGCGTCTGCATAAAGAAGCCTAACGCTGTTGAATGAGCTTGCTGAGCCCTAACGCAAACTCGATCTGTTCCCGATGCAACGCTCGAATGGACTTGAGCAGCTGGTGAAGTTTCCCCAAAACCAGTTCTACCCAAGTTATCAATCCTCATCCGCTCCGTCGGGCTGCTTGCCCCATCGGCGGTAGTGGAGAACACTAGGCGGCCTGGAACATCATTGGATCCTGGTGTGCCATCCACTAAACACTGGATTTGCCCAGAAAGACTCTCGCAATCCGTACCATCGCCTGAATTAAATCTGATTTCACCAATAATGTCGTTGTTTTGAACGACTGTGTTACCGCCAGCGGAACCGGATCTTTGTTTTACAAACAATAGATAAGCACCGTCACTGGTATTGCTGTTGCTGATAATAGCAACAGTTGATTCACTGTAAGTGTCCCCATCAATTTGCAAGGCGCCCTGATGTGTGTTAAAGCTACGGCTACTAGACGTGCCAACTAAAAGCCTCTTAGAACTGTCAACCCTAAAGGCTTCTCCGTTAGAACCAAACGCAAGCGATCCGGTAGCTGATTGAGCGTCAATCCTTACTATGTCATCGGTATTATCGTGGTACACCAGCAATTTGCCGGTGCCATTGTTGGCAAGAGAAAGACCTGTATAACGCTGCCCGCTATTACCGTTAACTCGTAGCTGACCTGTTCCTCCAACGTAATCCGCTTTTACTTCTAACGCAGTGCTGGGCGAATTAGAGCCAATCCCTACGCGGCCTGTGTTCAGAGGAATGGTGACAACATTTATGTTGTTAGTCTCATCACGAAGCGTAAAGTCTCCGGTACTGCTTTGCCCGATCTTTACACCCCAAGAACCAAAGAAGGCACCAGTTCGTTCAAGCCTTAGCACATCGCCGTTGGAATCAGCGGAGTGCAACCTAACGCTAGGGCTACTAGTCCCCAGACCTACCCGCCCACTGGAGTCAACAAATAACCGTCCAGTGCCACCAGTGGTAATTGCAACCTGATCGGTGCCAGGGCTGTAAATGCCGGTATCGGTGCCGCTGTCCTTGAAGTAGATCGACGGTGCGGCGGCGGTGCCGTTCTCCAGTGCAATCGTTGACCACTCGCCGTCCAGTTGGAACAGGGTGATCCAAGCCGAGTTGGCGGCATTGCGGAGCTTCAAAAGTCCCGTCGTTGTATCCGCCCACCATTGGTACGCATAGGTGGTGCTAGGAGTGGTGGCACCGCTGTTCTGGCTGACGATGGCGGCCAGTGCGTTGTTGAGATCGGAACGGACGGCAGCACCAGTGCCGTTAGCGATCACGTAATCGTGTTGTGCCATGCCGAGTCCTTACCAGGACAGTATTTGTCCAACTTTAGCCGCCTCGGCCATAGCCAACCGCACTCCAGTTGAAATTACGGTTGACCGCCGTTCCACCCGAGTTTTTGAAGGTGACGGTAAAGCCAGTGCTGCTGATGCTGGTGACCTCAAAGAATTCGCCGCTTCCCATGTTCAAAGCCGTGATGCCGATGCTGGGCAAATAGGTGTTGACGCCGCCGAGGCTGGCCGTACCAACGAAAAACGGTTTGTCGAAGGTGATGGCCTTGGCGCCTGCTCCGCTGGCAATCGTACCGTTGCTGTTTTCGGTCCGCCGCTGCAGCGTTGCGGTGTAACCCAGCTCGTCGATAAGGATGTTCTGCGCCACGTCGTTGGATTGCAGCTCGGCTTGGAACTGGAACGCCCGTGCCTTGTAGGTGCCGCTGATGAACTCCTGATAGGCCGACCAAGTTGGTGTGCCGCTGGGGTTGTCGTCAGTGGTGCGAACCTTCAGAACAGCGTTGACACGGTTCACATCGGCGCCATCCCAGCTCAACCAGTTGTCAACCAAACCAGAACGGCCATCCATTGTGTCGTTCGGCAGGAAGCCACGGGTAACAAAGTGGCGCGTCAGATCCAGTGAGAATGTGCTGCCGAGATCGAGTGCATTGGCGAAGCCGTAGGTGCCGGTGGACGTAATATCGCCCATGAAGTCGAACGAAGTCAGCGCATCAACGTCGGGGACATCATCAAGCTGTTCCGTACCATCCAGCGTTAAGGCGTCGTAATCTTCGTCGTAAAAAACATCAACTTGGCTGCCTTGGAACGGTGGGCTGTCTTGGTCTTCACGGCGCGTTTGAACAATCAGCTTGCCTTGGGTTTCAGGCAAATCAATGATGATGCTGGTTTCATTGGGGCTGATTCGTCCGCCGTCATCAACAAAGCGAACAAAGATTTCACCTTCCACCAGCGGGATTGTGGCGGTAGTTGCGTTTCCGGGAAGTGCGGGAACAAGGTCAACGGAATCGTTCCAGCTTGCGGAGCCATCGACCAAGGCAGAATGACGCACATAAACCGCACCGCCATTAATAACGTCAATCTCAAACGATGATTCCCAGCTAAGACGTGCTGTGTTGTCACTTAGAACTTCAAGCTGCAGATTTTGAACATTTGCTGGGCTGGCGGTTTTGCCGACCAAGTTAAAAGTTGCAGTCGATACTGCGCCCTTTTTGCCGAGTGCATTTTCAACTTGGATTTGAACATTAAGCGTGCCTTCGCGCAGGCGAGTTAAAGCAACCGATGGTGCAGTTGTGTTGAGACGTTGCCAGTTATCGTTGCCCATTCGATACTGAACAACGTAATTATTGATCGCACCAGCAGGTGGAATCCAGTCAAGTTGGAAGCCGACAAGTGCGCTATTTCCTTCGGCATAAATGTATTCGTAGCCGCTGATGCTACTTACAGGATTTGGAATTTCGCTGAGGTTTGAAATGTCGGGTGTTGTGATAACAAGATCACTTTCAATCGAGTTGTAAATCGACTGGTTATACGCCAGTGCAGTAACGCCGTAAATGCCATCTTCGGCTTCAGCGACATTCAGGACGCGGAATTGCTGTGCTTCAACATCGCTGGTTTGAATCAGCCAGATGGCATTGGCGTTGGGTGCTTCGCTAAACGCGCTGCTGACATTAATCGTTGTGCCGGAAATGCTGCTGATGGTTTTGGTTTCCACCAAGCCGTTGGGCATCAGCGCGGAAACCGTTGGACTGTTGGATAGGTTGACGGTCAGATTGGTGCTGCTGTCAACGGTGATGGCGGTTGTGGTGGCAGAACTGACGCGACCACTGCGGCGCGTACCAGCCTTCATCGGATCGGCAATGTCAATTACCATGCCGGGGCGCAGGATGATACCGCTGTCGATTGAAACTGAGAAGGTGACGGTTTCGGTCAGGTTTTGTTCGCTCAGCAGCGCCCATTTTCCAGCACGGTGCGCTTGACCTTGGCTGTAGCAACCCAGCGCCTTGATGTCTTTGTTGATGATGCCGTATTTGGAAACGGCAGTTGCATCTTCAACGTATTCGTATTGAACTTCGCCAAGCAATTCGTAGGTCTGATATGCAACAGTTGCAGTGGTGTGGCGTGCTTTTTGCGAAGTGCCGCTGTAAACGAAGATGCCATCAACAACGTTGCTTGGTCCGAGCAAATATTGCGAATCACTAGGTTTATCCTGTTGCAGCACCAGCGAACCCGCACCGTAATACGCAATGCCGCGGAACAGGCTGGTCATCTCTTGGATGACGTTGTAAACCTCGTCGCGGCTGTTGATCAGCAGATTGCACGAAAAGCGAGGCTCCGAGCCGCCTTTGCCGTTATCAACCAGTTCGTTGCAGTATTGGCTGATGGAATAGAAGTCGTAGCGATCAAGGCTGCTGGTAGGAACACTGGCGCCGTAGCGGGTATTGGTCAGCAGATCCCACAGGCACCAAGCCGGATCGTTCGTCCATGTGGCTGCGGCAAACGTACCGTCCCAGACACCGGCGTAGGTGATGCGTCCCGGATGCGTGGTGGTATCAACCGTGGCGTTGCTTGGGATGGCAACTTTAATGCCGCGAACCAGATACTTACGGCTTGGGATGTTATTGAACTGGCGCGAGTCAAAACGCAGGAATGCCAGTGCGGAGTTTGGATAGCGAAACCGCTGGTCAATAATTTCGGTGTAGCTGTACCAGTACAGTTCGTTTTGTGTTCTAGCTGATGAGGCGTCATCACTGGTGCGAACGACCTTGATGTCAACGGGGAACGCACCAGTCAGTTCAAAGATGTAATCGCGCTGGTAACGGCTGCTGGTTTTGCCTGCAATCGTGTCAGAAAGAACGGTGTTAAAGCCGCCGCCGTTGTATTGAACTTTGATCTCTAGCGAGACGCTGGTCGCAAGGATGTCGCCGTTGGTCTGAAACTGTTGAAGGTTTGGGACAACAATGGTGACGCGGATTCGGTCAATGTTGTTGTTGGCAATAGAACGTGTTACAGGAAAATCTTTGGTAATTTCAACGTTGACGATGTTCTCACTTTCAGTGCCAATAATGTCCGGTATAACCGCCTGATCCTGCGTGCCATTGCGGGTAACAACGGTGTAGCCCGTGAAGTTAGGGCTGTCGTTGGCATCAACGATTGGCGTGCTATCGAGATAAATGCCCTTGGTGCTGTTTTCAATGCCTTGAATTTCGCCTTCACCAAGAAGGTCCAGCACATTGGCATATTGGACCGACTGGAGCGAATCGTCTGCCTCTGTTGGGGTTCGTTGTGCAGCACCACCGCCAGCACCTTTGCCGCCACCGCCACCTCCACCTCCACCAGCGCCAGCGATACCGAGACCGAGGCCAGCATTGTGGACGCGAACACCGTTAGCGATGAAGGTGTGATGGCCTTCGACGGTCAGGTTGTAAACCGTACCAGTGCAAAATTCGGTCTTCCCAACAATGGGGCGAAGGTGACCGTTGGCATCAACAAGGCAGTCGTCAGAACCGAGTGTGTCGATTTCGACGAAGGCGTTGAACTGGTTTAGAACCCAGTGGTTCGGGGTGGCATCAAGATGCTGTCCGCCCCAGAGCGTGTAACGAATGACGCGCTCGCCTTCGTGTTCGTGAACCTTGAGGATCTTGGCTTCGTGGACTTCGCCGGTGTGGTCAAAGCTCAGAACTAGATCGTTTGGCTGTAGTTCATCAATGCGGCGTTGGCCGCTGGGAACCGCGACGAGCGTATGCCCTAGGAAGCAACCGCCACCACCGCCACCACCAGAGCCAACAATTCGTGTCATATCAGTTGATCGACGTCAATACCAACAGAGATTACAGACGATCCGGTGAAGCAACGGCCATAAATAATTGGCACGGGCAAGCCTTGCTTTTCGGTGTTGACGATGCCCGAGAAAGTAAAGGATTCAAACTTTGCGGCGTCGCGTCCGCGCTCGTAGGTATTGACGGCGGCGGTTGAATTGACGGGAGCAGGCGATAGTGCTTGTGCGACTCCACCCAATGCCACAGCAACACCAATAGCGCCGATTGCGCTGGATGCCGCCGCACCAAGCGTAAAACCGGAGGCAGCCCCAGCGGCTGTACTGCCAAACGCGCCTGCGCCTAAACCAAGAAAACCGCCGCCAATCGGGGCGGCCAAAATAGCCAACGCAACAAGACCGATGCCCGCAAAAATTTGTCCCGCGCCTTGTCCTGCGCCAGTCAATACAGGGGTAATGCTGAATACTTCACGTTCACTCCACGGACCGACAATTAAGCCTGCATTGTGTTCTGTAAGTTTTTCTTTTCCGATGGTTACGCGATAGCTAACCCCGTCATTTTCGCTATCCAATAACCACTTTTCTAGACCGGGAAAGTTGACGCAAAGTGCCTTGAGCGCCTGCGCTGGCGTGTCGGCCTCAAACTGGAAACGGCACTGACCCAGCTTTTTGCGGAGTGCGCCGTAGACCTTAACGACTTTCATGCCGCAGGACTCGGGCGGTGCTTTTCAGATAATAGCCGCCATAGATGTCGCGGCTACTGAGCCGTTTCTGGACGTGGTGGATGATCAGTTGGTCACCTAGGTAGATGGCCGCGTGGTTGGGTAGGGGCGATTGCAGTTGCATCAGGATGGCGTCGCCGTATTGCAGCTCCTCCAGCGGGATCGGGTAAAAGCCTTCATTGGCGAAGTTGTCTAGGTATAAATTCTCACCCCGTAGCCAAAACTCGTCGCGGCGGTCGTAGTCGCGGAGGTTCAGCCCAAATTCGCGGTTGTACCAGTCCCTGCAGAGCGTGTAACAGTCCACAACGCCAAAGACGAATTCGCGCCCCACGTAGGGCAGTTCAAAGCCTTCTGGCTCGCAATAGCCCCACTGTTCGGTCTGGGGATTGACGATGTGCCACGGCAAGCCGGATTTTTCGCAGGCAACGCTGTCGGCTTGGGATGGTGCAGGGTTGGTCTTGGGGTGGCTATGCACCACCGCCACGATTTCGCCTTGGTCTTCGGTGGCAACGTAGTCAGCGGGATCCAGCACGAAATGTTCGTCTGGCGTTTCGGCCATGTTGCGGCAGGGGAAATACCGCTTACGACCCTTGACCACCGCCACCAATCCGCAGGATTCTTTGGGGAACTCAGCCTTGGCGTGTTCCAGTGCAGCAGTCTGTACGGCTTCGGATAACTTCATTGGATCAAGCCTGCACTCGGGAACGAGCCAAACGGCAGAACGGCAGCGTTTCTAAAAGTGTAATTCAGGTCTGGTGCAACAAAAGAATAGGTTTGAGATGTAAATGTTGGTATCTGATAAAAGTCATAATTGTTGTATGTATCACCGGAGTTTCCGGTTGAAAAATTCAAAAAGACTGTATTGCCGCTGATGGATGAAATTTGTGCCTTTGCGCTCTTGGGGATGCCGGAACCAGTGACATATTGACCAACGGCAAGAGAGCTTACATTTGTAAGTTCCATTTCGTTTGTAAAAGGTTCAAGAAGGGTTTCATGTCCGATTGGATAATAATCACCAAGAATTTCATTGCCATTGTCATCGTAACCATAAAAATCTCGGTTATAAATTTCTACTCGTGTGTATTGAGGCACCAGTCGTCCTGATTTTGTGCCAACAAGCGTCAAAGTGTCCCATATGTCCCAAGGCTGGCCGAGCGTTAGTGTCGTTCCAGAGATTGAAAGGATTGTTGCATTTGGCGGCACATTCGGTCCGCTAACTTTCATGCCAATCGCTAGTCCGGTGGTATTGCTGACAATTAGATCAATACGGTTGCTTTGGATTGTTCCGGTTTTTGTAATTGATGTAGTTGCCGTGGCGTTGGCGCTCATGGTTACGGTTGTACCACTTACGCTGCTGACAGTTGTGCCGGATGGTACGCCAAATCCTTTAATGGGCGAACCGACCTCAATGGCAAACACAGTGCCGCCGACAACAAGTTGATTGCTTCCGTTGGTGACAGTACCAGTGCGAACAAGCTGACCAAATCGTTGATTACAGCTTGAAATACGTTTGCCGCATACATCCGCCGCCAGCGTTGCCACGTTGTTGTCATTGGCGTCAAAGTAAATAATGCCGGTGTATCCGCATTCGGTACTGCGATATTTCCATTGGCAAATGTTGGCGATGATTTGGCGCTTGGGAATCATCACGCCAGCTAGGTCAAATTTGCTCGCTAGCTCAAAGCTCACCGAATCGCGGTTTTCGCTTGACTTGCGGTCCACATACCAGATTTCATCGGGAAATTTGGCGTGTGGGTCTGCTGCAGTCTCGCCGTCAAGGTATTTCTTCAGAGTGCGAATCCGCTTGACCGTGGCGCCACCGAGATCGTTGCCGGGTGTGGTGGCGTTGACCAGCAACAGCAGCGTGGTCATCGTGCCGTCCAAGTTGCTAATGGTCAGCGTGGGGCGTGGCAACGTGCCTGTATTGGTGTATTCAAAGCCTTCAGCCTTGACGGGCAAACGGGCGTAAGCGTTGCCGTTCCAGACGATGTTGCCGCTGACGTTGGCGTTGCAGCCGTTGTGCCAGCGGTAGGTGTCGCTGCTGCCGTGCAGGGTGGTGTCCAGCGTCATCTCAAACAGTTCGATGATGGCGCTCGGTGCCAGCGCGGCCAGCTCTTCGTAGACGCTGCTAATCGCCGTCCAGACGACAGTGCCATCGGTGATGGTGCTGCCAATGTCAGTTGGCCACGCGGGTTGAGTGCTTGAACTGGTGCCAGCCGTGGTGCATTGGAAAACAAGGCCAGACGCCTGCAAACTGCTGGCGCGGACAATGTTGCCAACAACGTATGCAGTTGAACTAGCCCAAGCCGAGTACGCCATCAGGG